TAGAACAAAAATCAAATGATTTTGCCATTATAGAAACTGGCACTGTGCGAAAACCCAATAATTGGAAAGATGGCAACAGTGGTTTTTTGTTTTCCGAAATGGTTAGATTGCATGGCGGATTTGTGCGTTCAGTAGACATTGATCAAACTGCTGTAGATACCGCTAATCAATTTATTGATCAACAATATTATAGATCATTTTGCTCAGATAGTGTTGCATGGTTAGAGTCATTAGAAGATTTAAATACCATTGATTTATTTTATCTTGACAGCTACGATGTAAGATGGGATAATGATGCTCCGAGTGCTGCACATCATTTAAAAGAATTTCAGGCCATTGAAAAACATTTAAAGCCTGGATGTGTTGTTGCTATTGACGATAATTCAAGACTGTTAGAAACCAACAAACGTACAGGTAAAGGCCGTATGATTGTTGAATATTTAGATTCTAAAGGCATTGTACCTGTGTACGATGCTTACCAAATAATTTATAAGTTTTAAGGAAAATTATGATAGTAGATACATTATTGTTTAATGATGAATTTGATATGTTAGATATACATCTAGCAATTACAGAACATTATGTAGATAGATGGATTGTATTAGAAGCCAGCAGAACATTTAGTGGATTGCCTAAACCTTATAATTTAACAAATAATTTAGACCGGTATAAAGAAAAGTACGGAGATCGATTAGAAGTTATTAACTTAGAATTAGCAGAAGATCAAAAAAATTTAGTATGTGAAACTATGATGCGCAGAGGATTCCGTGAATCATTAAACAAGTATGATGCCGAGGATGTAATCATACACGGAGATTTGGACGAAATTATAAATCCGGAAAAATGGGATTCTATAATTGCCTTAATGGAAGAACATAATAAGCCGGTGTCTTGTATATTTGAAATGTATTTTTATAGGTTTGATCAAAAAGCAGGTAGAAGTTGGAAAGGTAGTGTAGTTGCTAAAAAAAGAATGTTTGATACTCCGCACGATCTATACAAAGGAGATATGGGAGTAGTCAAACGGAAAAATAGAAATCATTGCGCAGGGTCGGACGGACATGTTGGATGGCATTGGACATGGATGGGCAACGACACCTTAATTAAAAATAAAGTAGTAAGTTGTATCGAAAGTCAGCATCGAGATCCCGAACAAGTGTTGGATGCTTTTAAGAAAGTTGATAGTATGTCAGCAATTAATCATAAAGCAGGTAGTGAAATCGTAAATCCAGTTTATCCGGACTCAGTGTTGCAGATAATTAAAAACTATCCAGATTATTGGCATAACTCTATTACAGTTTTTCAACAAACCAACATCGACCACTCCGACGAACTTTAATATTTCGTTGGCCAAAGAATTCCCATACTGCTTTCTGGACTCCAGGATGTCCTTTAGTATAGTCATCTCCACCAAAGAAGGAACCTGGTTTAATTTTTGGCCACCAAGCATTTAAATCCTGGATAACACATTCGTATGTATGTCCGGCATCTACATAACAAAAGTCAACAGAGTTATCATTAAATTGTTTAGCCGCATCCCAACTTAAAGTTTGAATCGTTTCAATCTTATCAAGCACAGGGGCCACGTTATCGTGAAATATCTGTTTGAGATTTTTAGTAGACCCATGATCTTTTAGTTCAACTCCTCCGTCCCATGTGTCAACCGCGTAAAATTTCCCTAATTTATTTCTGTTGAGTAATTCAACCACACAGTAGGCAACAGATCGACCAGTCCACGAACCTAATTCTACCCAAACTCCGTTAGCAGGAAATCTTTCAAGAACAATGTTGAGAAAAACTGTATTTTTCTCACTCATAAATCCGTCAAATTTCTGATAAAAGTGTTCCATCGTATTTCCTCATTAGGTCATTCATTGTGTAGCTTTTTGTCATGTACTGAGACACATTATCTAGAACACTAATTTCTAGATCACCGGGGCGTCTTGGCATAACTTGTATTTTAAAATCACAGTTATTTACTTGTTTATAAATTGCTACCATTTCCTTCACGCTGGTGCCTACACCGTGACCTAAATTTTCTAAATTGTTTGCCGGAGTATCAATGGCTTTAACTAGTGCCGCACAAATTTCATTTACATGGGTGTAATCCCTAATGCATGAGCCATCTCGAGTGTTATAATCGTCACCATACAGATAAAAGATACCTTCTTTTTCAGCCCGCATAAGGCTAAAGAATAGACCATCGGGATTTGTGGGAGGTAATCCGTCTGCTCCAGTTACGTTGTAAAATCTAAACATTGTAAAATCTTTATTTTGATTTTTACAATAATCTTCTACAACTAACTCTGCCATCTTTTTAGAAATACCATAAGGACTAGCCATGCCGGCAGCAGATCCAGTTGATGCAAACACAAAGTTTTTATATTTTAAATTTTTAAGTAAATGCCTAGTTCCGTTTACATTTGTATCAAAATAATCTTCTGGATATTTTGTTGAACGACTTACATTTACTAGTGCTGCTAAATGAACTACAGTATCAAATTCTAAGTCCCAATTGACTGTGCGTATGTCTAATGGAGTTGTGGGATCTTTTAAATCTAATTTATAGATGTCATATTTGTTTGCAAGCATTTGAATAAGGTGCTTGCCGATGTAACCTTCCGATCCAGTAACTAAAACTTTTTTCATAGTCTTCTATGCTTCTTGTTGATATCTTCTATTCTTCCGAGCAGTTCTAAATCTACTCTTAAATCAATTGCTTCCATTTGTATTGCTGCAACATCTTTAGGAAAACAGGCGCCTCCCCATCCATATTGGCCGTCAGGTCCCGGCACATCTAAATGACTGTATCCAATTCTACCATCGTGCTTGGCAAGATATGCTAGATCATCCCACTCAACTTCTACAGCATCTGCTAATTTTTTAAAATCGTTCATAAACGATACTCTAGCAGCAAGATAACTATTCATTAGATATTTGTGTAATGCTGCGACCTTAATTGGTACAATGGTAAATTTATCACTGACCATTGGTCGTCCGTGCTGAATAACTGTACGTGCTTTTACAGCCCACTCGTAATCCCCGCCAAGAATACATGAATCTGCATTGGCATAATCTATAGTAGCATTTGCCGCTGTTAAAAATTCTGGACAATGTACAATATTAGGATATTGTTTTTGTAAACGTGCGTACACGCTAGGAGGCGCCGTTGATTTACATATAATGGGAAGTTGATTATTAATCACAATAAACAACAACTCTTTTAGAGTCTGTTCTAGTATAGAACTATCGCAACGCCCATCATCTGTACTAGGTGTAGGCACACATACAAAGATAGCATCGCATCCTACAAATTCAGTAATTTCTGCACTATCTTTGCGTTTGGGATCTCTAATAACTAAATCATCATGCCGATGAGCCCACCCAATAGCCTGTCCTACAAAACCAAATCCTATGATACCTATTTTCATAATGATGCGTCTTCTAGTCCTGATACTCGTAGTTTCACAATGTTGCTAAGATGCCATTGTTTCTGATCAAGTGCTTTGATAATGCCCAACCACTTGTTTCTAAGCAGGGCAAAGTCGTTGATTATTTTTTCAAAATCTACCACGTCAGCTTCACCTTCTACAAACTTTTCACAGTCTCTAGAACTTAGTTGACGTTGGTAGTTTTCAAGGTACTTGCGGAAATGTTGACTACGAAGTCTACGAAGTTCAATGTTTAAGTACTCAAGGATACCTTCAATTTCTTGAAGTTGATTAAAGCGTTCTTCCACGATGCCGGGCATTTGCGAACTTGCCTTCTCGATGTTTCCCGCTATGCGGACATCTTGTTTTGCTTCGATTAACTCAGCTTCATAATAGGCCACAGCATCAGGAATGTTGCTTATATCTTTACTTACCCTGTCATACCAATTCATTTATTCCTCATCTTCGTCGTAGTATTCTTCTTCCTCTTCCTCAATTTCTTCACCGTCAATTGAATATTCTATTGCGGTGTCTAGGTAAGGATCAACACCAAGAAGGCTTTCAAGTGTTGATTCTTTAATACCGTAATCTAATAGTGTATTAACAAAGTCGGCAGCAAGATCTTTTCTATGCTTTTCTGGAATGTGCTCGATAACCAATGTCCAGATATCCGCAATTAAGTCGTCTTTCATTCAGTGACCTCCAAGTCTGATTCAACTGTAGTAGTTATCTCAGAAGTGGAAATTTCACCGTGTTTTGAAATGTCAGCCATTGCAATGTCTAGTCCATCTTTCTCATTGCGTTCCCACGCTTTGCGGAACTGTTTGATGATCTCGCCATCGGCCGTGGTATAGACTAGGCTGTTTCCTTCTTTCTTAAGCATGCCTTTGGCTTCGAATAGATCGACCAGCCCACTATATGGATTCATACCTGTTTCATAAGGAATTTTAACCTGCACACTTTCAAAAGGTTTGGCGTATCGTGTTTTCATAACCTTGCAGGCAGCACGAATACCTTTGACCTCTGAAATCTTGTTGCCATCCTCGTCTTCTTTGAGTTTGAGTTTGCGCATGGCTACCACGATAGAACTTGCGTAGATAAAACCTTGACCACCCGAAATCTTGTCATCGGGATCAAACATGTCTTGGCTGGCATAGGTGTGATTGGTACATACTAGACCGATGTTCAATGAACCAAACATGTTGACACAGTTACGAACCAGTGCTGTAAGTGCTTTAGGCTTGCGACCCATGTCGCCTTTGAGATCCCCGGCTTCGAACTGATTGACGTCCGTGGGAGTCAGTAACATTCCAAGACTGTCTATCACAAACAAGATCTTGGGACGTGCGGCTTCATCCATAGATTTATATTCTGCCACAAACTCCACGATGGTCTTAGCCACATCATCGATCATGGCCATGTTCAACTTCATTAATTTATCTTCTGAAGTATCTACCCCTAATGCTTCTAGCCAATCTTTATCCAAGGCGTTTTCTGTGTCAATCAATATGGGAAAGATGCCAGACGCCTGTGCGTTTTTGACCAAATTACCTGCACAGATAAAGCTCTTGCCTGCGCCTGATTCACCGGCGAACACAGTGACCTTGCCCAGTGGAATGCCTTTGTAAAAATCTCCGCTAATCAAATAATTCAGTGCGAAGTTGTTGGTTGAGATCCAATCTACCGGATCGTTGAAGCCAATGCTAAGACCTTCGATGTTCTTAGTGATTGACTTTCTAAATTTAGAAATATCAAATGCTTTAGCCATATTAATTGTCCAAGTTTAATGCGTTGTATTCTTTAATTAACGCAATTAATTCTTCTTCTGTATTGCAGACTGTTTTAGAATTTTTCCATTCTTCTTTTTTATCACGCCCGCCGATTTCAACCATCCAAGCGTTGTCATAACGATTGATAGTGATCGATTCGCTTACTTTTTCTAATTTAGTTAGTTTTGCCATTATTATTTTCCTAGAGATGAAAGAGAGTGCGAGATTGCCCCGCACTCTATGTTTAGCTTAATTACTTCTGACGATTGCGAATCATGGCAAGGATGTCTTGCGCACGACTTGCACCATCAGCTGATGCTGGAGTTGCTGCTGGTGCAGCCTTAACGGCCGGAACAGACTCTTCATCAAAATCTTCACTGGCCTTAGCAGCTGGTGTTGATGTATTAGCTGTTGCACGATGTGGATCACCTGTTGCGGATCCCATACCTGCTGGTTTGAAGTATTGCCCCCAACGATCCATGTCGTAGGCTTCACCGTCAACTGACGCTTCAAACATTTCTTTCATTACCTTGAGTTCTACATCAGTAGGCTTCTTAGGTAGGAAATCGCTCAAATTAAACAAACCATGAGCTTCAATGGCCGCTGCTTCAACTTCAGTTAAAGAACGTTCACGACGGCTCCACTTTGAAGTAGAGTAGTCAGCAAAGCCGCCTTTTGATGTCTTGGCAATACGGAAGTCTACGCCCTTGAGGTAGTCAGTTGGCAATTCTTCCAACTCTGGATCCATTAGTGCTGAACGGATAATTTGATAGATTTGAGGACCAATGATAAATCTACGAATTGGATTCTCAGGCTGCTTATCTTCCTTGATAGGATCTTCAACAACAAAGCCTTGGAAAATGTATGAACGCTTTTTCCAATACTTACGACCCATTTCTTCCAATGATTTATCTTTGAACCAACCACGCACTTCTGAAAGGATTGGACAAACTGTACCGTCGTTGTACATTTCCACGCAAGGTACTTGTACCTGCACTGGACGACTGTCTGTTTCACCTTTAACGCCTGCGAACGGCAATTTGATCATTGCACGTTCTACCCAGAAAAATGTATTGGCTGAATTGCCGTCGGGTAGCAAACGGATAACCGCTTCCTTGCCTTCTTGCATGTTCCAATGTGGATAAATTGCGTTGTCTCCACCGCCGGTGGATTGTCCTGTGGACTTTGATTGTGCTTCTTGAAGTTTCGCACGAATTTCTGCTAATGATGCCATTTTATATGCCTCCTATGTTATGCCTAAAATGTTTATATGCCTTATGCACATGTTTTATTATGCGCTTTTTATTTATCAAGGTCAATGATTATCTGATAGTTTTTTGATTTTATTTTGCCAAAAGAAAAAGTGGGTCAAACCCACTTTTCCTTATACGCTGCCATTGCTCGTTGCCTTGCTAGCCATAATCTAAACTTTACATAATCAGATAAATCATCATCTAATATCTTGCCAAACTTACGTGATTGGAGATTACGGCCAAAAACAATCTCATCATCGATGACAAGACTGTTTTGTTCTAGATCAAGATTACTTAGCTGCCGGCTTTGCTTCTGCCTTAGCTGCGTCTTTCTTTGCAGGCTCACTTTTGGCAGGCTTCTTTTCGTCCTTCTTGGCATCTGCTTTAGCTGGTGCTGAAGCGGCTGGCTTGGCTTCTTCTTTCTTGGCAGGTGCCTGAGCAAATGCTGATACTGCAAACAACGATGCTACTACGATTGCGATTGCTGATTTCATTTTAAAGTTTCCTTTAGGTTATGCGCAAAGAATATTCTCTGCGTATATATATAACGCTTTAGATGGCAATTTCGTTGACAATTGATTTAGCCAAAAGAAAGGACACCTAAGTGTCCGATCTAATAGAGTTAACTAGACTCTAACTGCTACGAACAATCTTAATAGCCTGCTAATTCTCTAATACGAGCAAGTTCTGCAATTTGTGGATCCTGTTGTTGTGGAGCCATACGCTCGACCATTTTGCGAGCAACCATTTCTGCCTGTTCACCAAACTTCTTGCCTACCATGATCACAACGCCTTCTGGGCCTTTAGGGAATGTTCCTGAATTACGATCATAGAAGCTGTGGATAAATTCTGCTAATTCTTGTACATTCATTGCCTTTTTCATACCCTGCTGTGCTAGATGTTTTGCCTTGGAATATTCTTGTCCATGTTTACCAGGTGTTACTGGCTTGCTTGGTTTTTCATCTGGATCAAATGGGGGGTCATCATCTTTCTCGCCTGGTTCGCTGTCAGCTTCTCCCATACCTAGTTCTTGTTTGCGTCTTGCCAGCCCCGCTGAACTTGTTGGTGATTTTGTTTTTTCATCTTCTAGATCCTTTAGAGTCATTGGATCTTCGCCTTGTTGTTTGCGTAGATATGCTGGAACATCACTTTTGTTAGGACCGTCTGCTGCTTCTTGTGGAATTTCTTCGCCTTCTGGTTGCTGTTCACCTGCAGGCTCTTCTTCCTGAAAGTCGCCAAAGTCTAAACCTTCTAGTGCTTCTGGGGCATTAGATTCTAGCCAGTCTTTAACAAGTCCTCTAACATCTGCATCTGGATCTGATTTTGCTGTTTCTTTGATCTGTTTGAATAATTGTGGATCTTCTATGATGCCTTTTAGGCTTTCGATAGCATTACTACCATCGACGCCAACGGAAAATGCTTGGCCTACTAGTTCTTGTAATTCTTGTTTTGCTGTCTGTTGTTCTTCTGGGTCTTGACTAGCAATTGCTGAGTCTTCGCCTAACCCCATAACCCAAGATTCAAATCGATCAAACTCGTTGTGTTCCTCAAGTTCAACATCTTCTACTGTATCTTGTTCTGTGGTTGTCATTGCGACTATGTCGTCATAGCCTATGTCGCTTTCTTTCATTAGTCTATACAAGACTGGAAACACATTTTTAATATCTTCTTTAAAGTTTCTAACTGTGAATTTTTCTGTAAATTCTTCTACAAACTCTTGTGGAACTTCTTCTTGTGTTTGTGCCTGGAATGATTCACGATACTGCTCGTAATATCCTTGCTTGCTCATAGCCTTAATTTGCTCGCGCAATCTGTTTAGTTGTTCTGCTGATCTTTCCACAACATTATTTGTGTCTGAATTCATTAGGTCGTTGCGAACAACATAATTGCCAAAGCTCTTTAGTTGTGCAATTTCTTCACTCATAGTCACAATACTTTTGCCAATGTCATCATAAGGAACACCACCATTGGCCACATGTCGTTGCATTGCTCTTGCACCTGCTAGGTGAATGAACGGATATTTAAAACGTTCACCGTCTTGATTTTCAACGAACAGTCCAGAAATATTTCTTGATCTAGCACCTGGTGCTGCATCATCCATAACTGCTTGGCTGTGTTTGATAATTAGACGGGTGTCCATTAACTTTTGATAACTAACGGTCTTTGATCCGTATAGTGCGCTTTCACTCATAATGCTTTCTCCAACAGGTTTGACTACTGTGTTTGATTGATCTTTGGGCGTATTGTGCTGGGTGAGAAATTCATAATCTCTCTGATCTAGATTGTCTTTGGCAATATCTCTAGTATCAAATGCCATTAGTCTTCGTTTGGCAAATGTACGTAATTCTTTCAAAAAACCATACCAGTTGGTTTTCTGTCCACCGTCCATTGATTCTGTAATTCCTGTTGAGAAATATACTTTCAATGAATTTTGTTCTGCTAGGCTAATGCTAACATGCCCTATCGCAGTTTCGCCTTCCATATAATCAAAATCAAAGAAGCGGGCATCTTCGGGATTGATAGTGATGGCACCGCCAGAGTCGCCTAGTTTTAGGCCTTTGAAGCGGCTTCTAATTTTATAGAATAAATCAGTGGCTATATTGTTTGTTGCGTCCATAGTTATATTTATCAAAAACCGCTAGAGACAAATATCGGCATGGGCATTTGATCTTCGCTTAATTTTTCCGTCATCTTTTCGTAGATCTTAGGATCCCAGTCTGACAATATGCCCGCCATGCGTATTACCAACAGCATGGCACTTACTAGGTCATCATGTTCGCCTGTTTTAGCGCCAAATCCCACTCCGTGTGCCACAAACGTTTTAAGTTCAGATATTAGAGGTTTTGAATAAATCTTCATTTTCTGTGTTTCTAACATGTGTTTAACCTGGCTGCAAGCAGTGATTTTTGACTTATGTGTGGTATTAAATCCTTTTCTGAATTTACGTACATGCCCCTTGCGAATTGGCTCAGAAAGGAATAAACCTGGAAAATTCTCTTCACCTATGTTATTGATCACAATAAGGGCAGCTTCACCTAGAGTGTTATTCTCCACTGAATAGTATAGTTGAGGAGCACTGCCTTTTTCCATGCCACGGTCTTGAATATACTTACATATTTCTCTTAGATGTTTAACTTGCGCTTGAATGGGGGTTAGATTGTGTCGCCACTCTGCCACCTGTTCCATACTGGGCATTTCAAAAACTTGGATAGCACCATAGTCACCGCCTGTGCCTAGTGAAGGATCTAGAGAAACTAGATAGGTGGATCTTGGATCAATATCTTTATAGAACCGTGTTTGTCCCATGGTCATAATAGGGTCAATGCCTTTCATTTCTGCCAGACGTACTGCGTTGATTAGTGTTTCATCAAAGATCAAGAATTCGCAATCAAATTCACGACGGAATCTTTCCTCACCAATTTTAGCACGTTCTGTTTGCGCCCATTTTTCATCACGATCCGGATGTTCTGCCCAGTGTGCAAAGAAACTATGAAATCCATTCATGCCTAGTGCTTGTTCATTTCCGTGTTCGTCAAACTTCTTGTTGGCTTCTGTCCAGATCAAGGCAAACTGATCTTCGTCTGAGTTAGGTGTTGATGTGATGATACACTTACCACCAGTTGATAGTGTGGGGCTTAGTGCGGTCCAAAACTCCTTGGCTTTCTCTGGAGGTTGCACGAATGCGAACTCATCGCAATAGATCAATGAAAGAGATTTACCGCGTCCTGTATTTTCTGTAGTTGTTACTGCCTGTATACGAGCACCGTTATCGTATTCGATGGTGTTTCTGTTATAGCTGTACACTCCAGCACGAATAAAGTCTGGCAAGTTTTCATAGCCAAATCGATAACGATTCATGATATCCTGTGCGCCTTCGTATTTGTGCGCAGCAATCAATACCTGTGCTTCAGGAACAAACATAGTAAACCACAGAAGGTATCCTGTGGCACAGGTGGTCTTGCCCATCTGTCTTGGCAGCATGGCAATGCACTGTTTGTTATTGTGATAGGCATCTATCAGTCTTTCTTGATAGTCATAAGGCACAAACGGAATTGATCCTCTAACCGGATGTTGTATCTTAAGGAAATTTTTGCAAAAATACAGAGGACCTGTTATAGGATCCATACAGGCTTCAAGATGCTGAACTTCCTCAAGTGTGTAGCGTTGAGGGGCATGAGCTTTCTTAATTAATACGCCGTCTAGTGATTTTGCCATATTGTTATTTACATAAAAAAAGCACCCCGTAGGATGCTTTTTGGTATTGCTATTAAATGATTATTTTTTTAAACGACCATCTGCTTCTGCTGACTTTAGCATGGCTGCACGGTCAGCATAGCTGCCACGCTTAACATCTTTAGCAGCTTCTTTTTCACCTTTGGTAGGATTCTTAACATGCTTTAGTGGGTCAAACTTAGCTTCTGCTAAACGGGCACGTAGTTCTTCTTTGATACTTGCACGTAGTGCTTCTTTGCTTTCGTAAGCGCCTGCAGACATTGGATTATCCCCGCGGTATGGTTTGCCGCTAAAACTTTTCTTGGGCTTATTAAGATCATCACCATCGGGTATAGCAGCGTCAATGCCGTGATATTCTTGACCAGAAGCACCAATAGGAGCATTACTAAATGCTTCTTCTTTGTCTTTCTTGCTGTCTTCTTTGTCGTCATCTTTTTCCATGTCATGATCATCCATGTCATGATCACCGTCGTCGTCACGGTCTAGAGTTTTGATCAATGGTTTTTCATCTGCGTGATCTTTTTCATGTGCATCTAGATCTCCGCTGTCATCGTAGTCACTATCCATTTCGCCGCCTGGCATATTATTGTTGTCTGCGTCTAAGTCGGGCAACATTTTTAATGGGCCTGCATCTAGATTGCCTAGATCGCCGATACTAGACATTGGAGGTTTAATGCTCATGATACTTGGTTCAGCACTGATCGGAGGCATACTCATAGGAGCTGGTTGATTGATCATGTCTGGATTAACTTTAGTCATTAACTTCATTAATTCAGCAATGTTGTCCATGCCCTGTGCATTGAGGTTTACGCTCATGCTTGGGGGAGGTTCATCGGGTTTGCTAGGAATACTTGGTGGTGGCATTCCCATTGGATCGCCACAGGCCTCAACTGCTGCTGATGGAGCGACAGGAGCATCTAACTCACGCATTCTTTGCATTAATTCATTGAAATTCATATTAACTCCCTAGGGCGCTTTTTACGCCTGTCTTATCAATTTTGGCCTTAGGCAGTTTATACTCTGTCTGACCGTTGTCTTTCTTTTGTTGTTTAGCAACCTTGCTTAAATCTTTCAAAAAACTCTTGTTAAAGTCATCGCCAAAGAAATCTTTATGCTTGACATTGGTGCCTTCTTTGTACTGGCTGTCTGTTAATAGCCCATCAGTATTTAAAATTTCTGTTTCGCCTTGTTCGGTTTCAGAAGATTCGTTGCTGCCCCTTACTCTAAAACAAGTTTCGTCTAGACCCATGCTCTTGATATCACTGCTGATTTCAGGTGAAGTAATTGGGTATTCACACGCAACTTCGAAAACGTGAACTTCACAGTTTTTCATAGTTGGAAAATCCATAGGCACTGCTTGGATTGGTGTTGTACTGATTTTTTCCATTTTCATAACTTTACATCTTTCTAGTGATGTTTTTAAGTTTGACTGGAAATCCTGGGGCAACTCACCTGCAACTTTAATCTTAAAGCTGTATGACTTTTTGCCCTCTGCAAGGTATTCTTTGAAAGTTTTCATAGTAGTATTTATGCTTTTCCGCTTAATTTTTTAATGAGATCGTTGCGGTCAGTGATTACATATCCTTGCCCATTGATAACATCATTTGGGTCTTCATTGTTGTCTTTGTCAATCTTGTATTTTTTCATCTGCATGTCAATGGCCTTGAGTTTTTTCTCAATTTTATTTGACTTAGCTGTAATTGCGTGGCCTAACATTGAGCTGGCTACTTCAAAAATACGACTGCTATAACGAACTTCTACATTCATGCCTAGATCCATTAGATCATCGTAGGCCTGTTCAGCCTTTGATGCTAAGTTATCTAACTCGTGATCATTGAGTTCGTCCAGCTCTTTTACCTGTGGTAAACTGCGAGTGATTTCCGCCACTGCTTTATAGCTGTCATCTAGGCTACGGACTTCTGTGTGATCTATTTTTGTTTCAACCACCACTGGTTCTTTGACCGGCTTAGAATCTTCTAGATTAAACAGTTCTTCAAGTTTTTTCGTCATACTTTACTTATCTACGTTTTGAGCCAGTATGGAAAATATCGTTTTCGTTGACTATGCGAAACTTAATACCCTGTTGTTTGCACCAAGCGGCAGCAGCTTCCCACTTGGCCATGTTTTTTACATACTGTTGTTGATTATACTGACTCTTGCCCACTTGTTCTATAAAAGTCTGACTGGCTGGTTTGACTTCTACGACCTCTGCATGTTTCCTTCCATTTTTATCCACATAGGTGATAAAAAAATCAGGAACATATATTGTATATTTGCCAGTTAATGGATCTCGATAAGGAATCTGTATACTTTCACTTGCCCACTTTTCAACTCCTGGATGTTCGTCTAACATCTTCATGAAAATAAATTCCCATGAGCTACGAGCCAATGGTGTTTTTTTGCCCACATACTTGTCGACATTTTTCATTTCAAAACGACCTTGAGCAAATTTTGGCATTATGCAAAAATATTTCTAGTCTGATTTTGTTTTTCTATTAGGTCAGTGCGGTAACCCAACGAACTTGTGGCATTTCTATTGTTGTTTAATATCTCTGCTACCAGCGCACTGATTTGAACGCCATTAAAATTCTTAAGAGTGTCAATGATCTTGAACACTGGCACGGCGTCAAGTTTGGCCTGATTCAATAAAACCTGCGCTGTAATGATAGCTGCATCGTTTTCAAATCCACGACTTTGAAAAAAAGCAATGGCAGCTCCGACTTCATTGGCTCCAAACTCCAAGGGTTTTTCACCGTAACGATCAAAAAATAACTTTGTGCCAGCGGCACTATCTTGTTGAAGAGAAGTTGGTAAATTTGACATGTTATAAGAATTCTCCTAGGTCTGCTGGTGGAGGAGCAATTGACCGTTGCGTGGCCTGTGTGGCGCCGTTGCCGCCGTTGTTTCTTGGAAATACTGATCCCAAGGTTCCGCCTACGGTATTAATTATACCGCCAATGGCAGCAGGACTGCTTAACAAACCTATAGCTTCCGCTCTCAGACCTGCTCCAGATAATCTACCAATATTTTTTGCGGTGTTTACTGCGGCAATGGCTGTGCCAAGGAATCCTCCCACGCTGCCAAATGCTGATCCCTTGCTAACATCTCCAAAGATACTTTCGAGGCCATCTAGGACTCCGCCCTCTCCCAGTAGAGTGGCTGTGCCGCCGCCTGCAACAGTCAACGGACTTGGCACATTATCGTAGTATAAGTTGGCAAATCCCTTAGGAGTATTCCTTGCGACACTTCCTGAGCTGTACACCACAGACTCGTATTCTATGTTCATTGTGGTTTCATTAAATTCATTTGCACCATATCCAGCGTCGCCGTGTTGCCAACTTGTGATTTTAGGTTTGACTAATGTATAACCTAAAAATCTACGACGACTCATGGTGTATATGGTAATAGACTTAAAAAAATCTTCATTTTTTCCCTGCTTGTCGAGGCCGTATCTATAGCCTTCGAATGATGTTCCGGTGGCCTGTAAGTTGGTTTTAGAAAATGCTGCTTCAGGATTGAATCGATCCTGTACATAGGTTCCCATGTACAGTGCCCATAATGCATTGATTACACCTGCACTATCGTCATGAAATTTCATGCTTATGCCTTCATAGGTGAAATTTTTATAGATTATGTGTTTTCTATTGTATTGATTTTTGGTCACTGTCTCAAATTTGTATTTAGGCAGATCAGTACTCTTGATAAGATACCCAATCTCATCTGCATGAGTGTTGGTAAATACCGGTGAAGTCAGTACATTTTTCTCAATTTCAAACCGCACATAAAACATGAACTTGCTACGAGGCATGAGCCTATAGCCGTTTTGTATAAACAATCGAGACGCATGACGCCAATCCGCAAGACCGCCCTTGGGTGTAAGTAACCCTTCTCCTACCCCTTTTAAAAATCGAGTGAATACATTTGCCATATAATTATTTAGCCGTAAAAAAACCCGGATCGTAATCCGGGTTTTTGATCAACTGTTGATATTAGTCCGCTCTGCCGCGGCCTGTTACAGCCTCGCCAAGACTTCGGCCTACAACTGCGCCAATACCCCGTGCTGTGCCTGTACCTGTACCGCCGGCAAACTGTACAGCATTGTCATACTTGATAGTAAGAGCCACTGTCATCGGTTCGTTGGAACCGTAGTTTGCTTCACCGTAGTTTACTTCAGATACATAGCAACCATATGTTTCCCATTTTTCAAGGATGTTTGGTTCAAAACTACCATTGCCGCCATCTAACATCTCAATGTTCATTTGGAATTTGTAGTCAATGCCTGAACGGGCGCTGGCCTGTTCCATGAAGTCAAACTGCTTCTGCACCTGTTGACCAACAATTTTCTGAACCTGTCCGTTGGCATCGTCTCGTAGATTTAACGTGACGTCGCCCCAGCTTGGTTTTCCAGCCAATTTAACTTTTGAGTTGTAGACTTCAATAGTCATTTCTTCAAATGTCACAGTTGGTCTGGTCACATCACTAACCTGTTTGGTTAGTTCTGTGCTGGCCTCAACACCAAATCCTAGTAGTATCACCCGAAAGCGATATTTTAGTTTTGGCATCAGCAGGGCTGTGCCGCTGTTGGCTCCTGAAGCAGGAACCGAAATTCTATTTAAGGAAGTTAGTGCCATTTTTAAATTTCTCCTGTGTTCTTGATACGCAATGGAATATAGATAAATTCTATCGCTTTGACTGGCTCAATCGCTATGTCAACATAAAGCTCATTGCGATCAATTCTACTTGGTGTATTGTTTGATTCATCGCAGACCACGGCAAAATCATACAGTGCTCGTAAGCCTACCAACTCAATCAACAGACTCTCAACTGCCCCTTTGATTTCATCTCTTGTAATCTTGTCATTGGGTTCAAAGATATAAGGACGAGCCAGTTTGTTTAGCTGACTGCGTAGGTAAACCACTAGACGTGACACGTTGATACGGTCTAGTGCTGATGCATTTCTTGCGCGAGTCTTCTGACCGTAGGCCACAAGTCCGACTCCTACAAAGAATGGAATTGGATTTACTTTGAGATCATACAGTGTGTCACGTTGTCCTTCGTTCAGTGCCACTGACTGGAATTCTCCTGTGTCTGCATCAATATAACCAACTGCTGTTGCATTAGTAATGCCGCCGCGTCTTGTACCTGCTGGTGCAAACCATGGATAGCTAACTTGATCGCTTAGAGCAATTGTGCGCAACATCATGTGTGATGCTGGAACAACTGCATTAGCACCACCTAGGTCAGTGGTAAATCCATTGGGATAATATACAGCTGAATATTCGTCGTAGCTGACAATACCTGTGTCGTTGTTGTCTAGTGCGCCATTAGCGTTAGTGCCCCAAGCTGTGAGGCTGGTTGCATCTGCTGGTAAACGCAATGGAGTATCAGCTACTACAAATGCTGTAACTCCTCTGTCTATGTTCAAGTTGATCAAATTGCTGTAGGCTTCAGGATATCCTGGGCAAGCAATTAGGTTAAAGTTTCTACGTTCTTCATCACGGGCTTCTGAACTGGTGTCAATTGCAGATTTGAGTTTTTGTACAACTAGGCTACGCTGAGCTTTTCGACCAAAGCTGCCCGAACCGTCTTCATTATTTGGCGAAGCTGTGACCCAACGATCTGTGGCATAAGTGCTTTGACCATCACCAGTAACAGGTCCTGTTCCAGCATCATTATATAACGCTTCGTAACGCACGTTATTGGCTGCTGTGTCAATGTAGTTGTTAGTGTATTTTTTGACATTGCCGCCGCTTCTGCGTAGGTTCCACAGCAGCATGCCTTTGGGATACAGTGCTGGATCTGGACAGTCAAAGTCAACATAGTTGCTTAACAAAAGATCTTTGATGGTAGCTGCTGTGTTACCTGAAGCGCCACTTGATCCGTATCTAGCATCTGCAAACAAGATACCCTCTTCTGTGGTCTGATCGGTTTTGTCAATCAAGACAAATTCCAAGGCCAATCCATCATAACGATAGATAGTTGGAAAGTTTTCTAGATCGGCTGTGCTGATCCACAGATCACCATTTTTAAGTGGAGTTCCATCGCTTTGAACTGTCGGCTCGCTGGCCGCTACAAGTGGTCCTGCTGGATCAGTTTTGTCTGCTGCTGCGGCTGCAAAATAAGGACTGGTTGCTGTTTTATATCCAACCCAGATATCACCGTTGTGAACCATGATGTCTATTTCATCAAACACTGGAGTGTACCACAGTTGTCCGTCTTGTGGTTCGGCCAAAGGTGCAGTAGCTGATGCAGCAAAATCTTCTGAGGCCAACGGAATCCAATTTGTTGCAATGAAAGTTTCTGCAGCACCGGAGCCTGGTGTGTATAGATTCTGTGTACCATTGCCTGTGTCGATGTTATAGGCAGTGAATATATCACTTATTGGTGATCCTGTGCCATCTGTAAAACGTATGTCACCACCTTCTTTGTGAATGATTTGTACTTCATTGTTTGTGGTCACAGAAGCTTCAACAGTGGTACTGCCTACAGCATTAATTGCTGTGGCCATAAGTTCTGCATCCCCCACTGTGCCTAGAGCAGTAAAGCTCACTGAGCTGGCAGCATCCAATGTCAAATTACCTTTGCTGGATGCTTTGAATGTGAATGTGTTTAGTCCAGCACCAAATGTTCCAGAGATCACAGCGTTAGATGTTACCACGGTATTGCCTGTGGTTGCTCTTTTGTAAATTCTAAATGACGCAGTTTCTGGTGATGTGTCGTAGTTGCTGTTTTCATCGCTGTTGCTTTGAACAAACAGATTATCTGTTGCAATGCCTTGTCCGCCACCACTGCGATCTAGATAATACAAGGCAGCGTGTGTGCTTGAGTAGACAGGAGCAGAATACGTTACCCAAGTCTTGGTAGCTGAATTCCATTGTTTGACAATGTATCTTGCTCCAAAGTTTGGTTCAGTGGTCTTGATCCATACAGAACCAGTTGGACGTGGCTTAGCGTTTGTTGACTTCCACTCTGGTACACTAGTATGCGGTGTCTGTTGTATTGCTGGCCCGTAAAATGTACCAGTAGTAATACCTAATTGTGCAATTGCTGAGCCCGCTGCGGTACTACCAGCAATCGTGATAGCGTTTGCTAGAGCAGAGTCACCGTCTGTTTCAGTGGCTCCATCTGTGTACAAATACAATCTGCTGTTCAATTGCACTGCTCTTACACCAGTGACTAATCCGCTACCGCTGTTGAAGTAGGTCACAAAGGCTGATAGCGTTGCGCCGCCTGGCATTGTCAATGTTGTGCCGTTGATAGAAAAAGTTTGTCCAGGTGTGACTGTGGTCACTGTGCTGGCTCCCGACACTGTAGGATGACTTCCTGCCCAATCTTGGCTGCCAACTTCTACCCAATGATCGCCGCCTAGCAGAGCTTGGTTGCGTTTGTAGTAGATTTTAATTGCTTCTTTAGCAAGGCTAAATCCTGCTTCACCTGTGTTTCCTATAGTCTGTGCTACTACAGCATAGTCGCCAACAGCGCCCACAGAATCTTTTGGAGCATAAGTGCCTGAATTTATTTTTGCACTGTCATCATCAGTGAGTACTAGAGGAATTTTTAATGCAAACTTTTGTCCGCCTGTGGTTGTTGCCGGAGCTGAATTCCATTCCTGAATACCATATGATGTTGCTCTTGTATCAAACCACCATTGACCGTCAGCTGGTTCTGCTCCAGGAGCAGAAGTCTGACCCTGCAGTTCATCTAGGTCAACGTCTGCACGTACTATAAATGCAGAATTTGAAACTCCTAAAAAGCTGTAGGCTGCTAATAGTCCGTATTCGTTTCTTTCGCCGCCGTGTATAGGGCTTGAAGAAGCTGTCTTTTCAAAGAACGGCACACCATATGTGTCGACCAATTCTCTTTGGCTGGTAATTTTAAATACCTTGCCTGCATTTACTTGTGTGGTACCAGCAGCAGTGCCTGTGCCTGCTGCATTAGATTTACTTTCTGCGGTAGCTATAACGATAAGAGGAGTTGTACCAGGTTCTGCTGGTGTATAAAAACTCTCGTCGATTACCGTAACTTGTACGCCTGGTGATTGTAGTGCCATCCCATTTTCTCCTGGTAATAGTTGCTCATATTATTTAGCGGTATCCGCTAAAATTGGCCTGTTATACTAGATGAAAAAGGGGTTGAAAAGGTGTAAATATATTTATGAGACCTCTTTGTAAGTGCGGACAACGACCCCGTGCTGTTAACTACAAAAAGAACGACAAGATCTACTACAGATCATTGTGCGAAATCTGCATGGCATACGGAGTATATCATGGTATTCCACGCTGGTTCAGAGCAGGATATCATATGAAATCACAGTGCGACAAATGCGGATTTAAATCACCACATAGCCAAGTATTTAGAGTGTTTCATATAGACGGCAATTTAGACAACTGTCGTCACAACAATTTAAAAACAGTATGTTCAAACTGTGCCAGCATATTAGGCAAAGAAGGTATGACTTGGCGCCAGGGAGATCTCGTTGCTGACTACTAGCAATTTGGATCTATCGTAGAGCTCGTCTATGGATCCGTTATTGTCAAGAACAGCATCAAATTTACAGCCGATCCACGCCCACTCACTGGCATGAATTTTTTTCATCTTCATGCTGTTTAGTCCCACATTGCTACCACTGTTAGCCAACACAGCATCCTCGTACCATTCTGGCAGATCACCACGTTGCACCCAATAGATCTTGCCGCCTGCATTTTTTATGGCCTGTATTTCGTTGGGGAAACGGCAGTCTGAAATTACCACGTGATCTTGTGAATTGCGTATTTTATTTTCTAGACTGGCAATCCATATGTCATCATGAAATGCCTTTCGGCACACTTCGGTACCCCAGTATTGTAGAACCCATCTAGGTGTCAGCGTGGGCATGTCAAGACGTTGAGCCCACCACGGATCAACTTGTTCACGCCATTCACGTGCTTGTTTTGTGCGACCTTCTAGCATGGTTCGATCCCAGCCAAACACCGCAGCCACAGCGTCTTTGAGGGTGGATGCAAAACTTTCTCGTCTAAATTCGTGAAAGTTGACTAGATAGTCAGCCACTGTGTCCTTGCCCGAACCGATAAATCCGCAAATTCCAATAATCATAATTGTCTCCTATAAACAATTATACTATAGAATCAGCACAAGGTCAAGACATTAGCCTATGATAAATGTATAACCAGATCCGCCTGAGACCAACATTTCTAATTCTTTGGTAAGACGTTCAAGATCGGCAGTGGCTTCTGATTTCATGGCAGCTCCATTGAGACTGCTTCCGCCACCTGGACCTGCTATTTGCGCAAACTTTTCACGTGCCTGTCCCAGCATCATTTTGCAGTTAGCCAAGGTATAGTCCTTGATCCATTGGCCTGCGTAAGTATCTTCAATTATGGCAAAATCAGGTTTGGTGTTATATACCTGTATCATGACTTCTTCAAAACCACGGGGACGTTGTAGAATGGTCAGTTTGCGACTCTGTGGATGCCAATTGAAACCAATAAATGATCCAAACATTTTACCTACTAGTTCCTGGTACTGACTAAACAGTTCGTAGGTTAATAGGCCACCCATGTTGGTAGAACTTAGCAAATAGGTATTTGTATAGGCCAAGTTAAACGGTTCAAATACTGTGCCGCCTGAACCGTTGCCGGTTCTTGATCCAATGCTTCGGCGAAAGATCTGTCGTACCTGTTGGACTTCTTTGGGTAGAATATAGTCGTTTTGATCTTGTTGCAGTGTCAAAAACATATAGCTTTCTTCTACAGCATTATCTGAACGTTGGCGAAAAACTCCTAGACTGCGATTTAGGGCAGTTTCGTAGTGTATGGGGTCTAGTTCTACATCAATCATGCCATCGCCCAGCATGGCTTTACAGTAGTCGTAAACGCTTTGTTTGGATTGATCAATTTGGCTCATACTGTTATTTATCGTAGCGGTAAATATACTACTATGCCAAGACTCTCATTATATCGGCCTGAAAAAGGCAACGATTATAAATTCATTGATAAAACTGCCTGGGAAATGTTCCAAGTGGGCGGCACCGACGTGCTGGTTCACAAGTACATTGGTCCTGGAAGCAGTACAGAAACCACTCCTACTACGCCTAATTATGTAGGCAACAGTGTCAGCAACATACAGGATCTACTATTTTTAGAAAATAGAGATCGAAAATACGACACTGACATTTACCAATTGCGAGGAGTATACAGTCTGCAAGACATAGATTTTAACCTCAGCCAATTTGGGTTATTTCTACAAAATGACACAATTTTTATCACATTCCATATCAATGACACAGTAGAAAAATTAGGTAGAAAAATAATGTCCGGCGATGTTATAGAACTTCCGCATCTCAAAGACGAATACGCACTAAATGATTTTCAATTTGCCTTGAAGCGTTTCTTTGTGGTAGAAGAAGTTTCTAGGGCTGCTGAGGGATTTTCTGTGACATGGTATCCGCATTTATATCGTGCAAAATGCAAGCCCTTAGTAGACAGCCAAGAATTCAAAGAAATTCTAGATAGAGCAGCTGGAGAAGGCAGCGATCAATCACTGCGTGATATCATGAGCACCTATGAGAAGGAAATGCAGATCACTCAGGCAGTACTGAATCAAGCAGAAAGTGATGCGCCCAAGAGTGGCTATGATACCACTCGCCATTACATGATTCAGAAAGATGTCAATGGCAAAGTAGAATTAGTTGATGCATCGTTGACCACATCATTGGCCAGTATGCAAACACAGGCCACCGATGCTGAAGGCAATCTGTTGTTTGATCAAAACAACAATCCAATTTATGTTGGCAACACAGCCAGTACCATATATCAAAGTCCGGAATATGATGGTCCCATAATTGGTGACGGAGATGGTATACCTCCTAACGGCGCACCATTTTCAGCAGGCATCAGTTTTCCTCTTCAGCCGAGCATTGGTCAATTTTGTCTACGCACTGATTTTTTACCAAAACGTCTGTTTCGCTACAATGGCACACGCTGGGTAAAAGTGGAAGATGTCACTAGAATGACCATGAGCAACATGGGTGCTGAAGACGTAGTAGCAGACGGATCTCCTAATGATGTGTTCCTCGATAAAGATGTGCGACTCACACACAAAACCACTTTTATCAATAATAATGCAGAGTCAGTATTGAATGGTAAAACTATCAAAGAAAAACAAAGCCTCAGCAAGGCTCTTAGACCCAAGGCGGATGAGTAATGGATTATTTTTATGACGGTCAGATAAGACGCTATGTCACGCAGTTCATGCGAATCTTTATTGGATTCAAGTACAAGGCTGGAGATGACACTCTGCGCCATGTGCCTGTGATGTATGGCGACCTTACTAGGCAAGTGGCCAGTATTATCAAAGATAACAGCGAAAACAAAATGTCCACTGTGCCAAGAATCGCCTGTTATATTTCAGGGCTTGAGTTGGACACTTCTAGACTGGCCGATGCCAGTTTTGTCAGCAAACTCAACATCACTGAACGTGCCTATGACACAGTTGACGGTGAAATCAACTATAAAAATTATCAGGGAGCAGGATACACAGTGGAAAGACTCATGCCTACTCCTTTCAAGCTGTCAATGAAAGCAGATATATGGACTTCAAACACTGATCAAAAACTACAATTGATGGAACAGATTCTAGTTCTGTTTAACCCTAGTTTAGAAATTCAAACCACAGACAATTACATCGATTGGACCAGTCTAAGTGTGATTGATCTAGCCACATTGAACTTTAGTTCAAGAACAATACCACAGGGCAATGATTCGGAAATAGACATTTGCTCAATGGAATTTAAAATGCCTATCTATATCAGTCCGCCTACCAAGGTAAAGAAGTTGGGAGTGGTAAGAAACATTGTGGCCAATGTGTTTGGCGAAACAGGCGACATGCTGGCGCTAGATGATTTGATCTACTCGGGCAGCGGAAATCCGATAGAAACTAAAAATGTAAATGGCAATTTTAGAGTGCTGTTACTGAAAAGCAACAACAATCAAGCCAACGATTATGACGTGTCCATTGTAGCGCCCAATGAAGTCTTACTGGCCAACGGGCTTGAACCGCCAACAAAAACTGGTGATCCAATCAATTGGAATACCATTATTGAGCTGTATGGTGGCTATATCAATGGCATTAGCAAAATATTTTTCTTACAGGCAGACGGCAATGAACTAGGCGGCACATTTGTGGTCAACGAAATTGATCCTACCCAACTGTTGATCAATCTAGAGGACAAGCCGTCAAACACTGTAATTGTAAGCTCAGTATATCCAGCTGGTCGCACTACCATAGACGCTATAGTGGATCCTTACAAGTTTAATCCCAAGCGCCCTAACAAAGAAACTGCGGATCAACCATTGGTGGCAGGCACACGATACTTGGTGCTGGAAGATGTTAACACTAGTTCGAATGTGGGCACACAGGTTGATACTCCTCCATTCAATCCCACATTCAACTACGACGGTCCAGATGGTTGGAAAAATCTCAACGGTAGCGATCCTGTAATTATAGCCAATTCTATCATTGAATGGAGTGGCACAGCTTGGGTTAACGTCATGCCAGAATGGGTAGTATCTACTCCTAGCCCTTCTACTGCGGCTGTTATAGCCTATGCTGTGAATCAGATGGTGATCTATGATGGTGTTGCCTACAAGGCTAATGCCAACATCACTCAGATTGAAAACACAGACATTCCAGAAACTAATGATAAATTTGACAGTATAAGTCTAATGTTCCAAAATTTAAAAACTGGAGTACAGTATCGTTGGGGCAGCGATGGGCAATGGATGAAGAGTTTTGAGGGAGAATATGCATCAGGATACTGGAGGTTTGATCTAGATCCTGCATAAGTACAAGATGCAACAACGTGCCGGACTGCTTTTCCTTGCCAAAACTACAGGTAGACTGCTGTTGATCCTTGAAGATCAAAAATGGACTGTGCCCACATTTCCTAGAAGTTCAACACTGTTAGAAGATGCTGAACAGTTGATGTCTAGGTACGCTGTTGGTAGGAT